GAGAGATGCCGCTATACCCACGGGGGGCATCTCTCCCCACCATTTTTTCCCAAGGGGGTGCCTATGAGTGCCGCGAGGAAACTTCGCGCCGTGAAGGCTGGCGAGACGGCCCCCGCGGCCCCTATGAGCGTCCTGGACGCGACGGAGCATGGGGACAATCGGGACGTGATGGTGGCGCTCCGTCGTCGTCTCGCGGCCGCGGTGAGCGCCCCTGATACGCCCCCGCGTGACTTGGCTGCTCTGTCGCGCCGTCTCATCGAGGTGGACAAGTCGATCCGGGAGATCGATCTGGCTCGCGAGGAGCGCGAGCGGCAGACGGCGACTGAGGCGACGGAGGATGAGGATGGGCTCGGCGACATCTGAGCCCCGCCTGTCCGACATCGCGAAGCACCTCATCCTGCCCGAAGGCATCACGTCCACGGGCTGGCCGCGTGTGCGCGACAGGTGCAAGCTCTTCTCGCTCGGCTTTGACCGTTGGCAGGACGGGCTGGGCCGCGGGATTCTAGCGAAGCGGGATAGTGGCCTCTATGCAGCCGGGATCGACGGCGTGCAGGTCTCGATGCCCCGTCAGGTGGGCAAGACCTATACTTTCGGGGCGATCATCTTTGCCTTGTGCACCCTCCAGGAGAACCTGTTCGTCCTGTGGACGGCGCACCGCACGAGGACGGCGGATGAGACGTTCGCGGCGATGCAGGCCCTCGCCCTGAAGCCCGAGATCGCCCCGTATATCGACGGCCGCCCGAGGCAGGCGAACGGCCAGCAGCAGATCAAGTTCACCAACGGCTCCCGCATCCTCTTCGGCGCTCGCGAAGGCGGCTTCGGCAGAGGTTTCGCTGGCGTCGACATCATCGTGTTCGATGAGGCACAGATTCTCGGCCAGCGCGCCCTGGATGACATGGTGCCTGCGGTCAACACAGCCCCGAACCCGTTGATCTTGCGTCTGGGGACGCCGCCTAGGCCGACTGACCCGTCTGAGGCGTTCAGCGGCTTCCGTAAGGCGGCGCTGGCTGGCGAACTGGCCGATGGCCTGTACGTCGAGGTCGGCGCGGACGATGACGCCGACCCGGACGACCGGAAGCAGTGGCGCAAGGCCAACCCGAGCTTCCCGCACAGGACGCCGGAGTCGGCGATCCTGCGGATGAAGCGGCAGCTGGGTCCTGAGTCGTTCAGGCGTGAGGGTCTGGGCATCTGGGATCCGGAGGTCGCGTCTCAGGCGATTGGCCGTGAGGCGTGGAACGCGCTGACGGTGGATGAGCCGCCGTCTGGGCTGCGCTGGTGCGCCGCCGTCCGCTTCTCGGTGGACGGCTCCACGGTCGCCCTTGCCCGTGCCGGCCGGAAGCCCGAGCGCAAGTCCGAGGCGGTCTACGGCCAGTTGTGCACCTCTCAGGGGGTGCGCAACATGGGCGAGGGCGTTCACTGGATCCTGGACTACCTGCTAGAGCACCGGGACCGGTGGGCGCAGATCGTCGTGGACGGCAAGTCCGGTGCCGGCGACCTGGTTGATCGGCTCCGCGCCGCGGGGTTCAGTCCGAAGGTGATTTGGACGCCGACGACGGATCAGGTCATCAGCGCTCACGCGATGATGGACGCCGCAATCCGGGACCGGTCCCTGTCACACCCGGACGACGCCGAGCTAGAGGCTGAGGCTGCCGTCATCTCCCGCCGGAAGATCGGCGCGGGCGGTGGGTTCGGCTGGACCGCCCCGGAGGGGATGACGTCGGCGGGCATGGACGCACTGACATTGGCCCACTGGGCCACGAAGACGACGAAGAGACGGCCGCGCGAACTGGCCGGTGCCCGCGTGGGGGTGGTGATGTGATGGACCTGATGGCCTACTACTCCCCGGTGCCGACCGACGTCGTTGGCCTGGCCGAGGATGACGCCGCCCTCATGGCCCGCCTTGTGAAGCAGTGGCAGGCCAAGCGGTCGCGGAACGCGCTGCGCCGCCAATACCGGGACATGCAGGTGAATGTCGCGTTCCTGGGGGCCTCCGTGCCACCCTACATGCGGGACCAGTTGGACATCGTGTGTGGCTGGCCGGATAAGGCGGTCACGTCGCTGGCGTCGCGCTGCATGTGGGATGGGGTGACGTCGCCGTCGGGCGAGGAGGACCCCCTGGGGGCCATGAGCCTCCTGCACGACAACCGGTTCGATCTGCTGGTGCCCGAGCTTGTGGACGCGACGCTGACCTACTGCTGCAGTTTCGTGGTGGCTCTGCCGGGGGACACGGCTGCGGGAGACCCTGACGTGGTTGTGACGGGCGCTGACGCCCTGTGGGCCACCGGCCTGTGGGACGTGCGCCGTCGTGGCCTGGAGGCCGGCCTGCTGGTGGACTCCGCTGACGACAACGGCAAGCCGACGTCGATGCTCCTCCTCACTAGCGAGCATGTGACTCGCCTGGCCCTGGGGGACCGGGGTTGGGTGGCCGTCGCCCGCATGGATCACTCCCTGGGGCGTGTCCCGATGGAGCCGCTGCCGTACCGGCCGGCCCTGGGTCGCCCGTTTGGGCGGTCGCGTATCAGCCGTGAGGTAATGTCCATCACCGACCGGGTGGTGCGCGCCGGCTTCCGCACCGAGGTCAGTAGCGACCTGTACGCGGCCCCTGCGCTGCTGCTGCTGGGCGCTGACGAGCAGATGTTCCAGAACGCCCAGGGCGAGCGCACGCCGCTCTGGTCCTGGTATATGGGGCGGCTCAAGTCCTTGCCGAAGGATGAGGACGGGGATAAGCCGTCCTTGCAGGTGATCCCGCAGCAGTCGATGGAGCCGTTCCTGGCGATGAAGAGGGCGCTGGCTGCGGAGTTCGCTTCGGCGACGTCGCTGCCGATCTCCGCGCTCGGCATCGTCCAGGACAACCCGTCCTCGGCTGAGGCGATCTATGCGGCCAAGGAGGACCTGGTTATCGAGGCGCAGAACACGACCCGCAGCATCGGCTACGGCCTGAACAGGATCGTGCAGGACGCCATCTGCCTCCGTGACGGCATCCCCGTCACCGAGATGGACGACGAGGTACGCAACCTCGCCACGAGGTGGCGCAACCCGGCCATGCCGAGCGTGGTCTCTCAGTCCGACGCCGTGGTCAAGCAGATTTCGGCGATCCCAGAGCTCGCTCAGACTGACGTGGCCCTGGAGGAACTGGGGTACAGCGCCGAGCAGATCGTGCGTATCAGGTCGCAGATCAAGCGGGCGCAGGCTGGTGCTGTCCTGGATCGTCTGCTGGCCGCCGCCCCGGCCCCGACTGCGCCTGCGCCGCATGGGCCCGCTGATGTCCCGGTCGAGGTGACCAGCGGTGACGACGCGGGCTGACCTGGAGCGGCTGGGTGACGCCCTCGATGAGGCTGCCCGTCGCGCCGTCGTGGACCTTGACCGGTTCATGGCCCGCCTGGATTGGTCTCAGCCGGAGATAGCGCGGGACGCGCTGGCCGAGGTGATGCAGGGGCTCTCCGTCCGCTATGGGGACCTGGCTGCCACTGAGGCGGCCGAGTGGTTCGAGGCGGTGCGTGAAGGCGCTGTGGGTTCCCCGATGACCGGGGTGCTGGCCGACGGGGCGAGCGCCGTCCAGGTTGAGCGGGCTACCCGGTGGGCGGCCGGCCCGGCGTTCCAGGGCGACACGGCCGTGACGGCAGATCGCCTGCGAGCGACCTTGACCCGGTTCATCCTCACCCAAGGCAAGGAGACGGTGAGCCAGAATGTCGCCCGAGACCCGCTCAAACCCCGCTTCGCCCGCGTACCCCCGGCTGGGGGTTGCTGCGCATGGTGCCTCATGCTCGCGGGCCGAGGCTTCATCTACGGGAGCCTGAAAGCGGCCGGCGGCGACGGGCACCGCTACCACGATCACTGCCGGTGCCTCATCGCCCCCCTGTGGAAGGGGCAGCCCGAACGGATCGACGGCTACCACCCGAAGCGCTACGAGGCCCTGTACAAGGCGGCCCGCGCCAAGGTCACCGAGCGCGGGGCCCCCGCCGATGCCAGCACCATCGCGGCCGAGATGCGCCGCCTCGCACCCGAGACCGTCACTGACGGGGTTAACCCCGCCGAGTGACCAAACACCTACCGAGCCCCTGCCGCGATGGTGGGGGCTTTGTCGTGCCGCGATGGCACCTATCACCGAGGGAGAACCCAATGCGCAAGATCATCAAGACCGCTGAGGCCGCAAGTGCCGATGAGTCCGCGGAGCCGACCGAGGTCACCGAGACCACCGAGCAGACCAGTGGGGAGCCCGCGACGGGCGACGCCACCGACACGCTCGGAGACGCCGGCAAGAAGGCCCTAGCCGCCGAGCGCGCAGCCCGCCGAGAGGCCGAGAAGCGCGCCAACGACCTCGCCGCCCAGATCAAGGCCGCCGAGGACGCAGGCAAGACCGAAGCCCAGAAGCAGGCCGAGACCCTCGCCAGCCTCCAGGCCGACCTGGCCGCGATGCGGGCCGAGAAGGAGCGCGCCGAGGTCGCCGCGGCAACCGGTGTCCCCGTCGGCATCCTCGCAGGCCCCGGCGACGATCCCGCCGTATGGGCCGAGCAGGTCAAGGCGTGGGCCACTGAGCAGGCCAAGCCCGCCGAGACCCCCGCCCAGCCGGTCGTCCGCCACCACGGTAACCCGCCCGGAGCGGGAGCCGCCTCCCTCGATGAGCAGATCGCCGCAGCCGAAGCGGCCGGGGACCGGACACTCACGGCCTCCCTGAAGGCCCTGAAGCTCGGCTCCCACTGATGAGCCATCACGAACGAAAGGAGCCATGATGCCCGGAATCACCGGCATGGCAACCACCTACAACTGCCCGAACTACGTCGGCGAGCTCTTCGCCGCCAGCCCCGAGGACACGCCACTGCTGTCCTCGATCGGCGGCCTGACTGGCGGCAAGTCAATCGGCGGGACCGAGTGGTCTTGGTCCGGCTACGACCTGCGTGACGCCGAGGACGGACGCCAGCGCACCGAGGGTGCGAAGGCTCCCGCCTTTGAGGCCCGCAAGCGCTTCGCTGCCTCCAACGTCACCGAGATTCACCAGGAGGCCGTGTCCGTCTCCTATACCGCCCAGGGTGCCACCAAGCAGGTTACTCCCGCGCCTGGGGCGACGACTGTCACGATCGGCAGCACCGTCCTGCCCGCCAATGAGTTGGCCTTCCAGATCAGCGGGCAGCTGAAGCAGATCGCTCGCGATGTCGAGAAGACCTTCATCACCGGCAAGTACGCCAAGCCGACGGACAACCAGACACCCCGCAAGACCCGCGGCCTCATCGAGGCGATCACCACGAACGTGGCGACCACCACCCACAAGGCGAGTGAACTCACTGAGGCTGACGTCGTTGACCTCATCGAGAAGGTCTGGACGAACGGTGGTCTCCAGGAGGGTGAGACCCGCACCCTCATCGTGAACTCCACGCTGAAGCGAGCCCTGACTCGCATCTTCATCAAGGAGGCGAAGTACCAGGAGGCGTCCCGCAACGTCGGCGGCGTCAACCTGAAGACCATCGAGACCGACTTCGGGGCCCTGAACATCATGCTGAACCGGTACGTGCCGGCAACGAAGCTGATCGTCGCCTCCCTGGAGCAGTTGTCTCCGGCCTTCATGGAGATCCCCGACAAGGGACATTTCTTCGCGGAGCCGCTGGCGAAGACCGGCGCGTCGGACGACGTGCAGCTCTACGGGGAGATCGGCCTGGAGTACGGCAATGAGAAGGCTCATGGCTGCCTGACGGTGGCTGCTGGCTGACCTGGCTTGGGGGCGCCCCGCGCACTGTGGGGCGCCCCTGCCTAGCCCCTGAGAGAGAGGGAATCATGAGGATCACTTGCTACAAGCACCCGTCGCTGTTGGTGACCACCCCGCACGTAGAGTTCGTGGATGGGGTGGCCGAGGTGGATGAGGCCACGATGCAGGAGCTTGCTCCGCTGCTGGAGGAGTGGGGTATCGACGCCGCCGATATTGGTGGCGAGCATGCCGAGACCAGCCCTGAGGACCCTGAGGCTCCCAAGGAGCCCGCGGCTCCCGAGGACACCGCCCCGCCCGAGGAGGAGTCCCCGAAGCGGGGCAAGAATGGCTGACACCTTCGCGACCGTCGAGGACTTGGAGGCGCGGTGGCGTGGCTTGTCTGAGCAGGAGCGGAAGCGTGCCTCAGTCCTCTTGGAGGACGCGACGGACCTCATCAAGTCCTCTGCGCCGCGCTGGCAGCACGCGTCTCTGGTGACGTTGAAGCGCATCTGCTGCGCGGTCGTGAAGCGGGCGCTCCAGGCCGAGCAGGGGGCGGCTGACGGGCTCCCCGAGCCCAGGGGCCTCGTGTCTGGGGAACTCCACACGACGGGGCCGTTCAGCGATCAATACACCTACTCGAATCCTGAGGGTGACCTGTTCCTCAGGGCGGCTGAGTTGAAGCAACTGGGGGGCCGCCGTAGCGCGGCGTTCGAGGTGGACTTGCTGGCTCCGGTGGTGGCCCCGTGATCGCCGCCGGCCTGGTCGCCGTGACGAGGCTCAGGGCGGGTGACGGTGGGCGCGACCAGTACGGTGAGGCTGTCCCCGGACCGGTCGTGGAGACGCCCCTGCCGCCCGCCCTGCTCAACCCTGGCGGCACGTCGGAGCCTGTCGCTGCGGGCTCTCTCCCGGTCGTCAGCCAGCCGACCCTGTACTGGCGCGGCCAGCACCCGGACATCCGCTCATCGGACCTCCTGCGCATCGCAGGCGTCACGTACAGGGTCGAGGGTGCCCCGGCGCGCTGGCCCAAGGGCTCCGTGGTGACGCTCCACGCCGCCACCGACCCGAAGACGACGGGGGGTGCCTGATGGGGAAGATCAAGTTCAGGCTCAACGGGCCCGGCGTCGCCCAGATGCTCCAGTCCCGTGAGGCGCAGGAAGCCGTCAATGGGGCCGCGAAGGGGCTCGCTGAGCGGGCCGGGGAGGGCTTCAAGGTGCACTCCTCGACGACATCGCGTGCCCGAGCCTACGTGCGTGCCGGCACCCGTGAGGCGGGTCTGAGGCAGGCCCGCAAGCACGTCTTGGAGCGCGTCTACGGCGGGGGGAGCGGCTGATGGCTGGCACATCCCGGGACACGAAGGCCCTGGTGATGGCGGCCCTCGCGGCGGCCCTGCCGGGCGTGCAGGTCGTGTCAAGCGTCCCCTACGTGAACGGGGATCCGCCGGACCCTCTGGTGCTGGTGCTCGCTACGGGCGGGCAGGGCCAGCACCAGCGGGTGCTCTCCACCGGTCAGGTCACCATCGACAGTTTCGCTCCCACTACGGGCCAGGCAATGCGCCTGGCCCTTCGTGTTGACGCCGCCGTGAATGCGCTCGTGGCCGGTCATGACTGGCCGGTCACGAGGGTCACGGGGAACGCCCCATCTGAGTCGCCCGACCCGACTATCACGGCCGCCCGAGCGACGGCCACCTACCAGATCACCACACGGAATCCGTAAGGAGAACCAATGACTACCAATGCCGACAACGTACTCGGCTTCGGGTCTGACGACGACAG